CCGAGGCCCACTGGGAGCCCGTGTCGACGCCGAGCTCGTAGGGGTCGAGCCCGAACACGCGCCAGAACGCGCCGCACACCATGCCGGAGCAGTCGGTGTCGTACACGCCGTAGCGCGTGCCGCCGAACACGTAGGACGTCGAGATCGGGCGGACGAGCTCGACAAGGTCGGCGTTAGACGGCATGGTCGTCCTCCTGGCCGAGCATCGCCATGATCGGCGAGAGCACCGCCATGACGAGCGCGGTGCCGAGCGCCGCCATCGTCGGGCTCAGCTGGAACAGCCCGAACAGGTCGGGCAGGTACATCACGACCGCCGCTATGACGCCCTGCACTATGGTGCGCAGGCAGCGGTACCTCGGGTCGTTGCTTGTAAGGAACTCGTTCATCTTGCAACCTTTCTCTCGTGCTTTTCCAGGTACTCGTCGACGTCGCCGCCGACGAGCTCGTCCATGTGTGTCTTCGTCTGGTGGTTCCACCCGTTGTCCCGGTATATCTCGTAGGCGTCGAGCTTCTCGTCGATCGAGAAGTGCTCGTCGTATATGCAGAGCCGGCACGTCATGCGGATGAGCTCGCGCAGCATCCCGCGCGTCTCCTCGGCGTCGGCCTGCGCCGCCTCCCTGGCTTCCTGGTCCTTGGCGCGGGCAGTCTTGACCTTCGTCACGACCGAGCTGACGACAGCGGCCACCGTCGACGAGATGAGCGCGGTGATGGCCGTCACCATGAGCGCGTGCAGCTCCATCGCTAGTCCTCGAACATCCAGTCGACGGCGAGCAGCTCGGTTCCGCTGAGCTCGCCGATGGCCTCGTCGTACTTCAGCCTGAAGATGTCGGGCTCGTGTTCGATCTTCGCGATCTTCTCGACCTCCGCGAGGAAGTCGCCGAACTTCGGCGACGCCTGCGAGATCGTCATGCGCCCGGTCGGGTTGCCGTCGCCGTCCAGCTCGTCCTCGCCGAACTTGCGGACCAGCTCGTCGCGGAACGCCGAGTATTCCTGAAGCTGCCCGTCGAGGATGCGGGCGTTGCGCGCGGCGGCGTACCCGATCCTGTCGCGGCGCTCGAGCAGCGGCTCAAGCGACAACTTCATCGCCTCCATCTCGATGTTCGTGTACTTCATCGCTTTTTCCTTCCTTCCTATGCGAGGCTTGACAGCGCGACCTTGTTGCCGTGCGAGTTGTAGAAGTAGCAGTTCTTGAGGTTCGCGTTGCACAGGTCGTTGTTGCCGAAGTCGGTGGTCTTGCAAACGTACAGGGTGTCGGCCGTGTAGCTCCCGAACGCCTTGTTCGCGTAGAGGACCACGAAGTAGCCGACCGCGCCGTCGTATGACGGGTTCGCCGACAGGGATACGAAGTGGGACGCGCTCAGCGCCCTGATCGAGAGCCCCTTCGCGGACGCGTCGCCCGAGTACGTAGTCAGGTATATGCGCCCGATGTTCGCGTTGTTGTTGTCCGCGTCGACGAAGTAGACCGATCTGCCGAAGTTTCCGGCCTGCCCATTTATGTAGATGTGGCCGCCGTTCACGTTGATGTGCGTGTTGACGTTCATGGCGTCGCCGCGGATCGTGGGGCCGCTGCTGAATACCGTCGGGCACAAGATGTACAGCTTGCCCGCCTCGTAGTCCCCGAACGATTTCGCGGCGTACAGGACCTTTGTGATGTGTGCGCCGTTCGCGGTGTCCTGGGAGCAGAGGCAGTAGAAGTACGTCCCGTAGTTGATATGCGGGCCGACCCCGTAGGAGTTCTCGTCGGACGTGTGGGCGCTCGAATGGTAACTGGCTGCGATGGAGTCGTTCTTTCCGGCAAACTGGATGCCATATCCGTATTTCATCAAAACGAAGTTCGAGACGTTCATCTTGGAGCTGACGTAGATCTGCCCCGAAAGGTAATCGCCGACGTTCGAGTTGCCGACGAACATCATCATCCTGGTGATGTGGTCAGTGCCGCTGTCCCTGCCTATGGCCAGCAGGTACCCGTCTGCGGCGCTGAGGTACATGGCCATGTTGCTGCCGCTGTTGACCGTCATTCTGCCGATCGTGCCGACGACCGCCTTCTGGTACTCGATCTGGAACTGGTTGGCGACCAGCGGGACCGTCGTGTACAGCTTGTCAGCGTTGTAGCTGCTGTACATGCTGCTCGTCTTGGCGATGTACGCGAGCTTCCAGTTGTTCACGCCCTGCGCGTCCTTGAGGGCCCACACGAGGTAGCTCGACGCCTGCGTGATGTTCGTCGTCAGCCCGCGGACCGTGTTGTCGGAGGTGAAGGCCGTGCCTAGCACTGTTCCGATGATAGTGTTGTCGTACTTGTACGTGGTGCCGCTATCGAGGTTGAGGTACTTGTTCCACAGGCTCTGGCCGGCGATCGTGAACCCGCCGATGAGGCCGGCGAGCGCGGTGATCTCGCCTGCCGGCTTCACCTTGAAGTTGTCGCTGTCGACGGTAAACGTGTTCGCCGTGAACGAGACGCGGCCCGACTCGATCGTGACCTCCGACGCGTCGTCGGCGAACGCCTTGCGCGCGCCGATGAGCACGCGGTCTGCCAGAATCGAGACCTGGCCCGTCGTCACGTCTGCGTTGAACACGGTGTTGCCGTACAGGTCGGTGACGGTGAGCGCGCCAGAGTTGATGTAGTCGGCGTTGAGGCCGATGGCGTAGATGCGGTTGAGGATGGCGTCGCCGTTGACGTCCAGGCCGTAGGGCCACGTGTCGCCGCCGTCGGTCGAGATGCCGATGGCGTTCGCCGTCATCTTCCAGATGACCTCCGACTGTGCGAGCGTGGGCTTGTCGTGCATGTAGCGTATGACCGAGCCGTCCTGCTGGGCGACCTCGGTCATGTAGAGGCCCGACGCCCCGTCAAGCTGGCGCTGCAGGTTGCCGATGGCGGTCGAGCGCCTGTTCTCCTCGTCGGTGATCTCCTTGCGCATCTCCACGATGGCCTTCGTCATCGCCGAGAAGGACTGCGCGCTCTTTCGCGCCGGCGTCTCCGCGTTGCACGACATCGTCTCGTAGCCCGACATCTTGAAGAGGCACGACGTGACGTAGCTCGCGTACGTGTTGTTGCGCGAGTCGACGATCGTCACGGGGTCGCCAGCCTCGACGGTCGGGTCGCCTATGGCGGAGAGGTCGAACGGGCGGAACCGCATGCCGACGACGCGCGCGCCGACCTGGCGCGCGACCGCCTCGGCCTTGCCCCTCGGGACGAACGGGTTGCCCGATACCTCGACGACGTAGCCGCGCGAGCCGAAGAGGAACTCCTCGCCGGCGATGCGCGTGCCGTCCGACGTTATCTCGTCCTCGGCGGTCACGCGCAGGCCCGTGACCACGACGTCGTCGGTGACGACCGTGGCGCTCGCGAAGGCGCTCACGACGGCTCTATCGTTGAGCCCGAGCACGCCTCCATCGACGGAGGCGCCGCCCGTCATGAACGCGCCGCCGTCGGCCGCGTCGCCGGTCGCGTACGGCGAGGCGTCGTCGAACGTGCCGCCGTCGAGGGAGCCCTCGCCCTCCGGGACGGACGTGTCGTACCATGCGAGCACGAGCCGCCCGTACGTGTCGAACCTGGCCCAGTTGCCTGATGCCTGCGCCGCGTATGAGACGATGGCCCTACACGTGATAGACGGCGTCGACGGGCGCTCCTGGACGAGGTAGCCGGCGTTCGCGAACTCGGACGACGCGAGCACCACGTCGCAGTGGTCGCACACGTCCTCGACGATCTGCGCGAGAGTCGCCGGGTATGATGTCGTCACGTCGGCGTACGGGACGTCGAGCAGGCGCATGTTGTCGAGGGACTCGAGCGCGATGGTGTTTCCGTATGACCGCGGCTGCTCCACTCCGTAGACGCCCTTCCGCAGCCATTCGACCGTGCCGTCGGGCAGCTCCGCGCCGACGTACGGCTCGATGACCGCGCCGGTGAAGTCGTAGTCGTCGAACTTCCTGCTCATGTTCTTGAGCGTCACGTCGAACTTGTTCACGATCGCCGCGCCAACGTCGAACGACGAGGCGCCCGACACGGCGTCGGAGAACGCGGCCGAACCAGCCATGACGTCGTCGCCCGACAGCTGGACGACGTCGCCGTCGGCGAGCGTCAAGGTGGCCTTGAATAGCATCTTCGAGTTCTGCGCCACCTTGTTGCGGAACTCGTTCGACACGGCGAGCATGCGGGCCTACCTCTCGATGACGTCGAACGACAGCGTCGAGAACACCGCGCCGCCCGGCAGCGTCATGCTGCGGAACGGGGCCGAGCGGTCGCCGACGTAGAACTCGCGGACGAGCCACCCTCCCTCGAGGGCGCCGAA